CAGCAAGCGCAAAGTTCGATGAGACCGTAGAGATCCACATCCGTCTGGGTGTTGAGCCCCCAGAGATCCACGATCTCCGGAAGCACCTGATAGACGGAAAAGACGTCGAAGCCGTCAAGCCATTCTTCCACGCTGTCCGGGATCGTCTTGTCTGCATGCTTCGCCATGACGTAAGCGATATTTTCAAAAGTCTCCAGCGATTCCACCGGAAGGCTCCCGTCCGTCCGCTTCTCGACCTGGCTCACGAGCAGGCTCATGTCCCGGAAAAGGTCTTTGCCGAATTTCGCTCTGTAGATGCGCGGGACGGCTGCCGATGCCCTGAAGGACACCGGCTTTCCGTCTACCGTGATTTTCTTCTCGATTGCCATTGGCTCCCCCCCTACCTCAGGCCGATCAGGTGCCTGTGCCTGTGCCTGCGCCTGCGACAGTCTGATATACCTGGCTGTACCAGTTGGAGTACGTGGCCTCGTTCGTGGTGTCGGTCGTGGATCCCTTGATGCTTCCGTCTGCCAGCGGCGCCGCGGAGATGGTGAGCGTCTGGGTGTGCGGCTCGATCGTGTCTTCCTTAGTCTCAGACTCGACGGACGGCCTGGTCGCGGTGCAGTTGTACAGTACGTGGCGGACTGCCTTGACGTCGCCGTCGAATTCAAAGAGGAGTGCGAAGGCCTTCGGCTTCGCGCCGCTGTTCTCGATCAGGACGCCTGCGTTGTCCAGAGTCTCGCCGAGGATGTCCTTCCGGAAGGAATCCGGCACCAGTGCGGACTCGAAGTCACCCTCGTAGCCATTGTTGGAAGAGGTCTGATAGTACACGATGCCGTCAGCATAGAATTTGCTGATTTCGCCCTGTGCCTCCATGGACAGGCTGACGGCGCCCGGCCATGCGACCGGAGTGCCGAAAGTGACCTCGCCATCGGCTTCGGTCAGCGGAGCGTAATGTACGTTTTTCAGGTTGTAGAGGATCTTGTTATTCGCCATTATTTACGCCTCCATTAATTAAAAAAATGGTCTCCCACAGGCCGATCTCGTAGAGATACTGTCTTTCCCTGCGGAAGGTTATCTGGTTATCCAGGAGCGTCTGCCGGACCAGCTCGACCGCTTCGGCATCTCCCACATCCGTATAGACCCTGACTTCCGCCGTGGACTGTGAGAAGAAGACGACGCCATCCGCATAAAAATGCCGCTCCCCGAATGCATATTCGAGAAACGGCGGTGTGAGCTGGTTCATCTTGCTCCGTTCGATATAGTCCGGGTGATCCGGATCTGCGTATATGCCCGTGGCCCGTAAAATCTCGCCGAGCCCTGCGTCCGTCAGTTTAGCCATTTTTGAGAATATTCCCCAGAATGATGTTGAAGAGCTGCTGCGCTTCGGAGTCCTTCACGATGTGCGGATACGGTCTCGCCTTGACGGGCCCGTCGTGTCCGAACTCCAGGAGGTGCGTCAGCTGATACCGTTTCTTGTTGTGCACGGTGATTTCGTACCTTAGCCAGTCGTCCTTCGTGACCTTCTGGCCCCAGGACTTCTTGTACTTTCCGGTCTTTACCGGGGAATTGACTTTCGTCTCCCACTCCACCTGCTTGGCAGTCTGTTGTACCGCCTTTACAGTCGCGCCATCCACAAAGAACTCGTACCGCTTCAGCTCGTCCGATACCGCGTTTGCGAATCTGTTCATCGGGACCCTAATGCGTGTTGCCATCGTCTTTGCTCCTGTACTCCACATTGGCTTTCTGCAGCGACAGAAGCCATGCGGAAGGATGGACATTGTCCTTAAAATCCCGCTGGACCACTTCGTACTGTCCGGGGCTAATGACGCTCTGGTCCGCTCCTTTCACCACGAAGACGTCCCCGCGGTCCACTTCCGTCGCGAGCGGAACGTATACGGCGGCGGTGATCTCCGAGCCCGCGATATACGCGTCCCAGAATCGCCGCTCGCCTACAGTCGCCGCAGAAAAGTGGATCACCTCCTGGCGGACAGCTTCCAGCCTCCGGTCTATGACCTTGTAGGCCGTCCCCCACCCGTCCGCAAAAGTGAGGAATTTGCTTTTTTCTTTACGCTTCAGCATACCCTAACGCCTCCGCAAAGTCGGCGACCTCCGTCTCGATCCTGCCCACGCGGATGTCCCTCGCGTAGTCCTGCTCGAAGGTCTCCAGCGCGCCGGCCTCTGCCCGCAGCACGTACTCCGTGAGCATTGCCGCGAATTTCGTGCCCGGCTCGCAGGTCGCGGACGGATCGCAGAATCTCTGGATAAACCGGATCCCGCTCTCCGTCTCATTCTCGATCCTGCGGAGCGTGGACTCGTCGGGCTCGTAGGTGATATGCAGATTATCTTCGACCATCCTGATGATGGAGTCGCTTACCGCCATGCCCGCTTACCTCCGCTCAGATTATTCCTGCTCCTTGGTCTTGACGGTGCCCTTCACCTTGACCGGGAGCGCCGGAGCTTCCGCGCCGGAGATGTCAAGGTAAGCGAAGGACGTGTTGTCGATCGGCTGGCCGTGACCGTACACCCTGGTGGTGTAGACCCTGTTGTCATCCAGGAACTGGAAGTCGTCACTGTACTCGATGATGCCGGAGGTGCCGCCGTTGATACCGCAGAAGTAGTTCTTCGCGATACCGACGACCGCCTCATCCTCGGCGACCATGACGGACTGGACGACCTTGGTCGGGTAGGTGTTGCTCAGGAGATCCATGACGCCGATGCCCGGGACAATCGCGTTCTGGACGCGGCGGATCTTCTTGATGTAGGTGATCGGGTTAACGACCATGAGGACTTCCGGGACGGCCCTGACGTCGTTGTTTCCGTCCTTCGCGAGGGTGGCGATGACTGCCGCGTATGCATCCTCGAAGTCAGCCAGAGCGGTCTTGGTCTTCTTCGCGTAGGTTCCGTTGGAGTTCGTGGAGATGTCCATCTCCATGCCGATCATGCAGTTCTTGCCGTCGCCGGCGATGATTGCCTTCTCAAGACCGAAAGCGATAGCCTCGGAGAGGATCAGGCGGATGTACTGGTCAACCCACATCGGAGCGAACGTGAAGTTGAATTTCACGAAATCCTTCGGGATGATGAAGTACGCGGTGCCCTTCGCGACGGTGACATCGACGACCTTGATTTCGCCGGAAAGCTGCTCAGTGATTGCGGACCCGACCGGGCCCCACTTGAAGAGCTTGGACGCCATCTGCACCCCGTTCATGACGAGCTTCTGGGCGCCGGCCGCGTTCTGGATGCTGATCTCAGAGAGGAGCGGGTGCTCCTTCTTCATATCCTCGATGACGCGGTCGACGATGGTCGCCGGCATCGCGGAAGTAAGGTTGGTGATGTCCTGCTTCGCGCCGGACTTCGCCGCCTTGATAAACTTCTGATACCACTCGGTCTCCTCAGAGGTGAGGGCGCGCAGGCCGCGGCTCTGCAGGACGTTCATGTCGGTGACGTCCTTATACTGGTTGAATTCGTTCTCGATGGCATCCATGATGCCGGTCTGGATCTCCTGCAGGGCGTTCGCCGCGCCTTCTGCGTCGTTGCTCTTCAGCGCGTCGGTCATCTTCTGCATGATGAGCGTGTTCTGCTGCTTGATCAGGTCCTTATTGATCATCTTTCTCCTCCTGTTGCCGTCATAGCGGCAATAAAAGTATTAAACATTGCATCGTTGACAGGTTCCTTCTGCTCCGGCTCGGGCTCGTGCTTTTCTTCCGGCTTTGCCTGCCCGGTCCGTGCCTTGAGTGCTTCCGTCATGGACTCGAAGGCCTGCATGAGGCGCTTGTCGGCGCTCTGCATCATCTGCCCGCGCATCTGCTCGGGCTTTTCCTCCTCGTCCTTGCTGTACTTGTCCACCACCTCGCAGAAGCCATACTTCAGGCACATGTCCGGGGTGAGGACTGCTTCGCGCTTCATGAGGTCGCGGATCTCTTCTTCCGTCGCGAGTCCGCGAGAACGCTCCAGGTAAAGCTGGACTGCCGCGTCTCCGAGAGCCTCAAGCTGCTCCGCGTAGGTGAGAAGCTGGTCGGCGTTGCCCGCCACCACCATCCACGGGTAGTGGATCAGCATTGACGTCCCGAGGCCCATGTGGAGCTCATCCGCTGCCATTGCGATGTCTGCCGCGACGCTGTAGGCGTATCCGTCCACATACCCCACGATCTTTGAGCCTCTCGCGGCTTTCTGCCGGAGGAGGTTATAGATCGACACGCCCTCGCCGACTTCCCCGCCGGCGGAGTTGATGTGGATCTCGATCTCTTCCCCGTCCGGAATCTCATCGAGAGCCGCTTTGATATGCTTCGCGGAAGTCTCGCTTTCCTCGTAGGTCCACGTCTCCCAGTCGAAATCTCCCAGTGCGCGGATCTCATCGTAGAAGTACAGCTTGTGTACCGCCAGATCTGCGCGCTGTTCGACGGCGAAGCGGTACTTCAGACTTGCTTCAGTTTTCATTTTCGTCTGCCTCCTTTTCACTGTCGGGCGGATCCGGCCCGCTGCCCTGCTCATCCGGCTCCGGCTGGTCGCTGCCGGCCTTCTGCATCGAGATGTAATTGAGCGTCATAAAGTGCTCCTGGCTCCACGGCTCGCCGATCTCCGGCTCGCGTACCTTCCGGCGCACCTCATCCACGGACAGGATGCCGTCTGCGATGACCTTGTCCGCCTTCTCGGCGATGTCGAAGACATCCACGAAGCGGATCATTGAGGTGTCGAGCATCTGGTAGGTGCCTTCCAGTACCGCTTTTCCGTTCCGCTTCCGGTTATTTTCCCGCTCGATCAGCTTCGCGATCGGGTCGATGCCGAAGGTCAGCAGGTTCTTCGTCGGCTCCCTGACGTCTGCGACGTCGCCCTTCAGGAGCATCGGCGGGATCATGAGGGCGTTCGCGACGCGCTCATAGATCTCGTCCGCGAGATCCCGGATGTCTTTCACCTCGGAAGTGCTCTTTCGCGATGTCTCGCCGGCCTTCTGCTCGTAGTCGAATCCGGACCAGAGAGTCATGACGGCGTTCGGGCTCTTAAAGTACTGCGCGAACTGCCTGTTCATCATCTCCGTGTAGACATCGTTGAATGTCCTCGGCGTGCCGTCCGGCTTGGTGCCGTAGTTTTTCGTCGGCGCGTTGGCGTCGATGTTCAGGACGCCGCGCTCGCCGCCGGACTTATAGAATTTCTGTATAGCGCTCTGCATGAGCTCGTTGTACTCGGTCGAGAGCTGATCCAGCAGCTCCCGGATGTTCGAGTTGTTGAGCTTATAGAAGAGCACCTCATCCATGCGGAAGGTCCGCTGGAAGGTGTACGGGTGCTGTCCGTCCGTGCAGACCGTCACATTCGAGAATCTGTCCGGGAAGAAGGCGTACCGCTCGTGGTTGTAACTCTCTGCCACGAGGAGCTCGCCGCTGTTCGACGATACTACGAGGCATTCATTCCGGTAGACGAGCGTCGCGACCAGCTTCTGGAGGAACTGCGAGGCGTTCTCGTTTCGGTTCGGCTCGTAATTCCACAGGTAGTATTCGTCGCCCTTCACTTCCTTGCCGTTCAGGAAGGTCCGGAACTCACACTTCGAGAGCGCGTTCGAGATGATCCTGATCCCGGAATGCAGGGCCAGATCATAAAGGGCGAGCCGGTTCCAGTCTTCGCGGCTGATAAAGTCCTCGAGGTCCGCGCTCGATACCTCGTAGGTCTTGCCGCCAAGCAGCTTGCCCTGAATTGCTTTCCAGAAATCAGTGATTACAGACATGTCTTACTCCTAAAAGACGAAAGTCCCGAGCGGGATGTCCGGGAGGTCTGTCACCTCCGGAAGGTAGTCGATGCAGCACATCGCGTGGACCAGTGCCATGAAGCCATCCGTCTTCCGGAGCTTCGGCTCGATCTTTCCGTAGGTGATGTTTCCGTTCGTGTTGATCGTTTTCGAGTTGTTGGTGTACCAGCACATCATCCGGTCGAATCCGTACAGTCGGTGATTTACAAAGAGGCTGTTGATGATCGGCGACGCCTTGATGATGTCAGATGGTCTCGTGAGCCATACCGACTTGCTGTTCTTGTCGAAGGCCTCGAAGCCGACCGCTCTCAATGCCTTGTTCATGAGGCTGAAGCGGAAGTTATCGACGCCCAGCATGACCAGGTTATACTTCTGCCGCTGCCTCATAAACCAGTCCGCGACCGTTTCCGGCGGTATCTCGATGTCGTCCACAATCTCGCAGATGCCTTCCTGCATCCATTTTTCGATAGGTGCGTGGATTCCTGGCAGGTCCTTCGACCTGGCGCAGATGAAGCTGTGGTGGATGATCGCGTAGTCATTTCCGCTCCGGAAGACGAGAACGCATCCCACGAAGTCATTGGTCTTCGTGTAGTCCAGCCCGCCCACACAGGTCATGCCCGTCTTGATTTCAAACGGCGCCTGCCGCGTGCACTGGACGATGTCTTCCCACTCCGCGACGGCCTGCTGCGGATCCGATACCGGAAAGTTGCAGCGCTTCGCCAGGAATTCCGGATAGTAGCCTGGTGTGTTCGGCATGTCCATGATTTCCTGCTCGATGGTCGTTTTGAGCGAAGAAAAAGACGGATCCGCCAGTGACGGATTCGCCTTCACGATTTTGTCGATCTTATTCCACTCTGACTCATCCTCGATACGAAACCAATTCACAAAGGTGCGGTTCTTCGGATTGTATTCGTTGAGAATGACGCGGTTCTGCTCCTTCTCGTCGTCCAGGATTCCGCCCCGGATATGCCCGTCCGTGGTAATTGTGATCTCGCGCCAGTACGGCATCTTGCCGAGGCCGGACTTCAGCGTGTTCATATTCGCCATGGAGGTATACTGGTGCTTCTCGTCGTAGATGATGCAGCCGGTGCGCTTGGAGTCCTTGTTCTTCGTGCTGGTGGTGTTCAGTCGGAAGACCGCCTGCATCTTCTTGCCGGTGATCTTCTCGACCGTCCAGCCGAAATTTGCTTTCAGCGCCCGCGAGTATTTCGGCTCCACAGGATCCTCGAGGAGGTCATGCACGTCCTTGATGGATGTGCCGGCCTGATCCTCCCCGTTCGCAATCAGATCCACGTTGTACCCGCGGATCCCGTGATACGGGCTGATGAAAAAAAGCGCCAGGAAGTCGATGAAACCATTCTTCCCGGCTCCTCTCCCGAGGATGTCGCGGATCACGTGGAAGTAGATGTCCCGCGGCTGCCCCGGCTGTTCCAGGTAGACGCCGGCGATGACCGCAAACTGGAAGCGCTCCCACGGAAGGAGCTTATACGGGAAGTACTTCTCCAGGCTGAGGCCTCTCCGGATGTACTCCTCGTCCACATAGACGTCCGGTCTTTCGAGGACCGGGATGATGTTGTTCGTGATCAGGAGCTCCTGCTCCTTGCAATGCTCGATGTGATTCCCGCGGATGAGGTAGATCCATTCGTCTATGTTGGGTTCATAGCGCGTCAATGTCTTCACCCGCCTTCACTATGGCTTCGGTCGTGATCTTCATCTCCTTGAGGATCGCGAGCATCTGCCGATTCACGATCGGGAGCTGCTTCGGCGAGCTCGAGTCCCGTCCGTCCCGCGTCCGGAGCCCCACGTCCCTGATGTCGTCCTGGAGCATTTCCTTCAGGTCCCAGAGAGACATGTAGTCGTCGATCATATCAGAAAAGAGCGCGATGTCCGCGCCCTTATTTTTCAGCTGCTCAAGGAGGCTTTTTCTGATTCTGGACCGGAGCGTATCCCGC